TTAGATTTTATCTGCATGATGCAGTAATACAAATTTATCCCACAATTGCTCTTCTGTTTCTTGTCGGTCTGGATCGGTAATAATGGTATTATTTATCGGACAGACTGATTGGCAAGTTGGAGCATCATAATGACCGACACATTCGGTACAACGCTCAGCATCGATTTCATAGATTACATCTCCCATTGATATAGCCTGATTGGGACATTCAGGTTCACACATATCACAATTGATACAGCTTTTTTTGATTAATAACGACATTTTAATAACTTAGTTTATTTTTCATTTTATACCCGTGTGTTATCGTCAGTTTTAATTTCTTACTATTACACACTTGTTGTATTTTTATACGGCATAAATTACATTGAAAAACCAGATCTGGCAACAGAAAACCATACTATATGAAATTTTTCCTATCTTAGGAAACTTTTACGTGTGAACTTTATTATGTGGTTAGCTATATAGGAAAGATGTCAAGGATGTGTAAAGCTTCCAATGTTATGTAGTTAACAAGTCTTAAGAGAAAATAGCTTGAATAATAACAGAATATTTACAACCTAGAGTATTAGCGTAAATAAAATGCTAAAGACCGGATGTTATTCTAATCCCGGTCTTTTTGTTAATTACGAAAATGGCTGAATTGGCCAGTCAATTTCCGGTACTTTATCGAGATAATTCTAAAATCTGAGATAGATAACAACTATTAGCGTTGAAAGTTAGTTATCTGATACTCCTACTACAAATATGCGTACAGGAGAAAAGTTTGTATCACGAGACTGCCAATGTGATATTATTACCAGGTTTTCTTTATTGATTTTGAATATTTCAGCTCCTTCAGAATAGTTACCTCCACGAGTAATTCCTCCCATACTGGAAAGTATAGCATGAGGTTCATAAGAGTATGCAATTGGGTAGGTGATAGTGAATTTCCCCTGGTTAGCTAAATTTGGAGCCTGTGTATATACAGATTGGAATAAGAGATATTTTCGCTCTGATCCGATGAAAAATGGAATTTTAAAAGTCATGAAATTATCCCCTTGTGTAAACAGAGGAGTACCTGCTAATAATAAGTTCAATAAACCGAGATTTTTCACAAACTCATTTTTATTGGGGATGTCAGCACCGTTTTGTGCTTTTTCTAGTGTGGAATTGGAAATTTTTGTTGTAATTTTTTGTTCTAACGCTTTATTTAATTGTGCAGTAAGTTTGGCTATATTACCATCATCCAAAACATCACTGCCAGATTCTGTCGCAATAAAATCAGCTACAACAGAGGATATTGTTGATGACTGACGTAATACCTTATTTAACAAGTGAATATTAGCTTCTTTACCGGGCGAAAATCCGTTTTGCAACTCTGAACTATTTTCATAGCGATATTGATCCTCCACATTAGCACCATTTCTAATAGAAAACGCTTTAAAATCATTCTTTGTACTCATATATATTTTCCTAAGGTTCAATAGTGAATTTTATAGATAATATCTTAAATTATTGCAGGGGTAATTTCTCAATGCTCATAGTCTAGAGATAAAAAAGAATGATTAAATATTTTTATAGCTTATGGGATTAATTATTTTTCGTATGTTTTGAGTAATAAGTAATTCGGTAATATCCAGGTGATTAATACTTATTTTATAGAAACGGGTTTAAATAGTTTTCTTATTGAAAGATTCATTATGGGAAGTAGGTTACAATAATGTTCGTGGTCACTAATATCGTATGGAGAATAGTTCGGATGATAACAAAATATCTATTGCTGTTGTGCTGGCAATAATACAATAACAAAATGATAAAGGCCGGAGTTTACCTTAATCCCGGCCTTTCTATTAGTTACGATAATGGCGCAATTGGCCAGTCAATTTCCGGTGCTTTCGAAGTATCAACCCGATTAAGCATCACACGATATTTTTTCCATTCTTTAAGTGATAGCATTTCTTCAGCTGTTGCTATATCAAGTTCTGCCGCATCAGCAAGCGGCATTATTTTCTCATTTGCAAGAAATATCAATTGCGCTCTTTGGGCTTCTGCTATAGATATCAATTCCTCTTTCGTTGGGGGTGGAATATCTTCCCAACAAGGAAGGCCATCTTTGCCAGAGAAGCGTATTTTTCCTGTTGGCGGTATTCCTGAAAATTCATTGAATATGTCATCAGTGACAGGTACAGGATCATTCGGCCATGAGCCTGCTTCAATATAATCCTGTTGCAATGATAACGGGTAAAATGCTTTATTTGAGGCGCTAAATATATAGTTTTTATCATTCATGGTTTTTTCCAGTTTTTATTAAATAATCATAATGATTTAATTTTTAAATTAATATCCTATTGCTATAAAAAATGCTCCAACAGAGGGAGTGTAAGGAGTATTACTTCTATAACACCGAAACTGACTCTGATTTTCTATTTTTGTTCCAAATATTCCGGCTGAGCCGGGGTCCCAACCATTATGAGTTAAAGTGATACTAAAACATTTATTTGGGAATGGGATTGGAAAGTTATTAAGATATCCGCTATTAGGTTTTCCACTGCCGCCGAAAGAAACTGATGCTATTCCCCACATTATAATTAGACCTGAAGGTAACTTTTGCCAACCATTCTGAGCCAGGTTTGCGGTGAAAGATGACATATTTGGAATTTGATTAATTTTATCATTTATATTGGAGACAAGCTTCTGGGTTGCAGCCAGTGTATTACTATTACCAATGATATCTGTGAGTTGAACAATACCTTTTTGTGTTAATGAGGCATCAGGAATTTTTGTTGTGATTTTTTGTTCTAACGCTTTACTTAATTGCGCTGTGAGTTTGGTTATATTACCATCATCCAAAACATCACTGCCAGATTCTGTCGCAATAAAATCAGCGACAACAGAGGATATTGTTGATGACTGGCGTAATGTCTTATTTAAGATATGCGTGGTAACACCGTCTGGTAGAAACCCAGTCCGCAATTCTGGACTATTTTCATATAAATTTTGATTCACCACATTAGCACCATCTGTAATAGAAAACGCTTTAAAATCATTCTTTGCACTCATATATATTTTCCTAAAGTTAAATAGTAATTTCTATAGATAATGTTTTAAATTATTGTAAGGATAATTTCCTATCGGTCATAGTCTAGAGATAAAAAAGAATAATTAAATATTTTTATAGCTTATGGGGTTAATTATTTTTCGTATGTTTTGAGTAATAAGTAATTCGATAACATCCAGGTGATTAATACTTATTTTATAGAAACGGGTTTAAATAGTTTTCTTATTTAAAGATTCATTATGGGAAATAGATTACAATAATGTTCGAGGTCACTAATATCGTATGGAGAATAGTTCGGATGATAACAAAATATCTATTGCTGTTGTGTTGGCAATAATACAATAACAAAATGATAAAGGCCGGGGTTTACCTTAATCCCGGCCTTTCTATTAGTTACGATAATGGCGCAATTGGCCAGTCAATTTCCGGTGCTTTCGAAGTATCAACTCGATTAAGCATCACACGATATTTTTTCCATTCTTTAAGTGATAGCATTTCTTCAGCTGTTGCTATATCAAGTTCTGCCGCATCAGCAAGCGGCATTATTTTCTCATTTGCAAGAAATATCAATTGCGCTCTTTGGGCTTCTGCTATAGATATCAATTCCTCTTTTGTTGGGGGTGGAATATCTTCCCAACAAGGAAGGCCATCTTTGCCAGAGAAGCGTATTTTTCCTGTGGGCGGTATTCCTGAAAATTCATTGAATATGTCATCAGTGACAGGTACTGGATCATTCGGCCATGAGCCTGCTTCAATGTAATCCTGCTGTAATGATATCGGATAAAATGCTTTATTTGATGCACTAAATACATAGTTTTTATTGTTCATAATTTTTGCCAATTTTAATTAAATAATCATTATGGTAAATTCATTGTTTTTAATTAATATCCTATTGCTCTGAAAAATGTCAAAACAAAAGGAAAGCTATCATCTATACTTCTATAACATCTGAATTGACTTTTATTTTCTATAATTACTGAGAATATTCCTGCTGCCTTAGGGCCATAACCATAGTGAGTTAATGTGACATTGAGGCAATTATTTGGAAACGGTATTGGAAAATTATTTAAATATCCATTAGAAGAAACATTAGCCATTCCCCACATTTCAATTAAACCGGACGGTAACTTTTGCCAGCCATTCTGAGTCAGATTTGCGGTGAAAGACGACATATTTGGAAGCTGGTTAATTCTATTGTTCACATTATTATTTATATCAGAGACAAATTTCTGAGTTGCAGCCAGTGTATTACTATTGCCAATCACATCTGTGAGCTGGACAACACCTTTCTGTGTTAATGAGGCATCGGGAACTTTTTTCGTAATTTTTTGTTCCAACGCTTTATTTAATTGTGCTGTGAGATTGGCTATATTACCATCATCCAAAACATCACTGCCAGATTCTGTCGCAATAAAATCAGCGACAACAGAGGCTATTGTTGATGACTGACGTAATGCCTTATTTAATATATGGGTGGTAAAACCGTCTGGTGGAAACCCAGTTTGCAATTCTGGACTATTTTCATATAAATTTTGATCCACCACATTAGCACCATCTGTAATAGAAAACGCTTTAAAATCATTCTTTGCACTCATATATATTTTCCTAAAGTTCAATAGTGAATTTTATAGATAATATCTTAAGTTATTGCAGGGATAATTTCCCAACGCTCATAGTCTAGAGATAAAAAAGAATAATTAAATATTTTTATAGCTTATGGGGCTAATTATTTTTCGTATATTTTGAATAATAAGTAATTCGATAACATCCAGGTGATTAATACTTATTTTATAGAAACGGTTTTAAATAGTTTTCTTATTTAAAGATTCATTATGGGAAGTAGATTACAATAATGTTCGAGGTCACTAATATCGTATGGAGAATAGTTCGGATGATAACAAAATATCTATTGCTGTTGTGTTGGCAATAATACAATAACAAAATGATAAAGGCCGGTGTTTACCTTAATCCCGGCCTTTCTATTAGTTACGATAATGGCGCAATTGGCCAGTCAATTTCCGGGGCTGTTAAAGTATCAACCCGATTAAGCATCACACGATATTTTTTCCATTCTTTAAGTGATAGCATTTCTTCAGCTGTTGCTATATCAAGTTCTGCCGCATCAGCAAGCGGCATTATTTTCTCATTTGCAAGAAATATCAATTGCGCTCTTTGGGCTTCTGCTATAGATATCAATTCCTCTTTCGTTGGGGGTGGAATATCTTCCCAACAAGGAAGGCCATCTTTGCCAGAGAAGCGTATTTTTCCTGTGGGCGGTATTCCCGAAAATTCATTGAATATGTCATCAGTTACAGGTACAGGATCATTCGGCCATGAGCCTGCTTCAATATAATCCTGTTGTAATGATAGCGGATAAAATGCTTTATTTAATGCACTAAATACATAGTTTTTATCGTTCATATTAATACCCTATTGCTCTATAAAATGCTGCTACAGGAATTTGTAAATTTGGAATACTGCTAAAACATTGGAATTGAGCATTATTGACCATCATTATTGAAAATGTACCAGCATGTTGAGGGGCGTTACCAACGTGAGTTAACGTGACGTTGAGACATGTATTTGGGAATGGAATTGGAAAGTTATTTAAAGCACCAGGTTCAGCATAAGCATTGCCTTTAACTGACGCTATTCCCCACATTTCAATTAAACCCGAAGGTAATTTTTGCCAGCCTGTGTGATTCAGGTTAGCGGTGAGAAACGACATATCAGGTACCTGATTTTCACCATTCCCTATCGTTATCTTTGTTGTATCTGATAAACCAAGGTTCTTTATAAACTTGGCTTTATCAGGAATATCTGCGCCGTTTTGGTCTTTTGCCAGTCGATTATTAGCATTATCATTTATATCAGAAACAAGCTTCTGAGTTGGAGCGAGTGTATTACTGTTGCCTGGTTGGTCTGTGAGCTGAATAATGCCTTTTTCTGTTAATGAGGCATCGCGAATTTCTGTTGTGTTTTTTTGCTCTAAGGCTTTCTTGAATTGGGCGGTGAGTTTGTCTATATCCCCATTATCCAGAACATCATCGCCAGATTGTGTTGCAATAAAATTAGCGACGACAGTGGATATGGTTGACGATTGACGTAATGCCTTATTCAATAGTTCAGCGGTAATATTTCCCGTTGGAAATCCAGTTTGTAAATTTTGATCTTTTTCATATATTTCTTGTTTCACTATATTTGCATTTTCACTAATAGAAAAAGCCTTAAAATCATTCTTTTGACTCATATATTTTCTCCAATTAAGTATCGAATTTTATAAGCAATATAGTGAATTTTTATAGAAATAATTTCTCCCTATTCACGCCGGCTATAGTTTAGTGATAAAAAAGAATAATGGAATATTCTTATAACTTATAGGGTTAACTGTTTTTATATAATTGGTGGTAATGAAAATTTTAATGTTTGAAAGTGATTTTTATTAGTTTAATTTAGGATCTGAAAAGGTTGGGTAATTGCCATTATCTAAGTCGTCTATTTATTCTGATTATTTGTGGTGGGTATGTATACCCGTCATCTTTCAAGTTGCTTCTTTGTTGGCTACGTTCACTTACCCCAGTCACATAGTTATCTATGCTCCCGGGGATTCGCTCCCTTGCCGCCGCGATGCATCTTGAAATCCATAGGGTATATAATATTTCTCAATAATATGAATTTCATTGCTAATATTAAGGTGTTAATGTTGGTTTAATATTTAAATGATTATTGATGTTGAATAGCTACAAAATATCGGAAGCAATAAAGCGGTTGAGACCGGGTGTTATTATAATCCCGGTTTTTTTAAGCTATGATAATGTTTGTATTATTCTGCCATAGCTACTAATTTATGTGGTAAATAATTACAACAAACCAACTTCAACAGAGATCTTATATTCCCCATACCCGTAAATAGACTATTATATTAGAATCTGGAAAAGCTTTGTAAACTCCTGCAGGATGATAAAGCCCTGTCCACACACTAATTGAAGTTTTGCTGGCATTTGCTACTCGTTCATGAAATGTTGCATTCTTTTGATTAGAATTACTTTTCATAATTACTCTTACATATTTCTCTATAATTCCACCAGGACTCCTCCACCAACCTTTATCGTTACCTATTTACTGGAAAATAAACTGGTATCTGGGATTTGATTAGCTGTGTTTCCTGTTTCTCGTTTCGCGGCTTCTTTTAAACCTGAGTTTTTCACAAACTCATTTTGGTCAGGAGTATCAGCACCGTTTTGCGTTTTTGCCAGTCTGTTATTGGCGTTATTATTTATATCTTAGGCAAGTTTCTGAGTTGCAGCCAATGTATTACTATTGCCAATGATATCTGTGAGTTGAATAACACCTTTCTGCGTTAATGAGGCATCAGGAATTTGTGTTGTAATTTTCATTTCTAACGCCTTATTTAATTGTGCGGTGAGTTTGGCTATATTACCATCATCTAAAACATCACTGCCAGATTCTGTCGAAATAAAGTCAGCTACAACAGAGGATATTGTTGACGACTGACGTATCGATTCAAAAATAAAATCAAAAAAGGGCTGCTATGCAGCCCTAAATTCTAATCGTGAATCGTATTTGATCGGGTTGAAACTTCAAAGGTATTGGGAATTGGCCGGTCAAAATAGTCATTATTATCACTGAAAAAAAGATCGGGGATAGAATAATGCCCGGTCTTGATAATTATATTATTCTGGTATTTTTGGCCATTCAATATCTGAAATCATTGAAATATCAATACGGTTCAGTAATACCACATACTTCTTCCAGGCAAGCAATAATGCTTTCTCTGCGTCTGAGGCCATCTCAGTCTCAATAGCATATTGTAATAAAATGATGGCTTCATCAGCCTGTTGGCGAAGAGCGACACGTTGTTGCTCTGCCTGTTTAATCTGATTAGCTTTTTGAGCTTCAATATCTGTTACCCATTTTTCGCCATCCCACTTATCAAAATCGGTGTCTGGTTGTTTGAATGTCAGTATTTCTGGTAATTCACCCGGTTTAATAATTTCTTTCTGTTCCCCAGTTTGGGTGTCGTAAGCTATTTTTCCCCGATAATCTGGCACAATTTGCCAGCCGGTTAAATCAGATGAACGACAGGCGACATATCCCTCCTGGGTTTCAGGTGGCGCGTCGGTGCAGGAATTAGCGGGAAGACCAATACCGATGGGAAGGTACTCATCGGAACTGTTTAAATATTCCAGTGTAATCGCATCGTAATTAAACACAATGATACTTCCGGCACTGATGGCAATATTATTTTTATCCAGTATAGCCTTATTCATCATGCAATCCTCACAATGTAATTAAATGCTACATTTCGTGGCCGTGTTTCTATTCCCGTTGAAGCGGCAATCGCATTATCCATATAACCGTAACCACCCGATCCCATACCGATAGCGATACCTATTCCGCGAGAATCAATGCCGTAATTAACGTTTTGGTAGACACTATTGAGGATACGACCTGCCGCACCCACCCCATCGGTTCCACCATTTGAGTTGGACCACATCCGGACAACCCTGTGACTATGTGGAGCAATATCCGCCAGTTGCCAGGATAATAGATATCGGCCAAGATCCACTCCACGCCCATCATCCCAGCCCCGGATAAATTCACCACGTAAATCAGGTAATCTACCAGTAGGATAAGCTTGCGCTAATTTCGGATATAAAGTTTGATCAAAGATCGCCCCATTGCATTTCACCCACCCGGTTGGTGGTATGTCAGTTGGCCAGGGAAGGGGTATTCCTACTGGGACTTCTTCAAGTAACAACGTACTCATTATGCTGCCCTCATTATGTGGTTAAACGCTAGGTTACGTGGCTTTGATGTCCTTATATCGGGTAGTCCGTTACCAGGATAAAGTTCCGTTAAATTTGGATATAAAGTTTTACGAAGATCGCTCTATTATATTTCACCCACTATTTGGTGGTATGTTAGTCGGTCAGGGAGGTGATACACCTTCCGGAATTAATTTTTCCAATAAGCGTCGGCTTTTCATAAGTGCATTTTTATTAGGAATATCTGCAACATTTTGTAATTTTTTCAATACGTAATTGGGAGTCTTAGTTATGATTTTTTGTTCTGATTCTCTATTTAATTGAGTATTGAGTTTAACGATTTCACTATCATTGAGAATACAATCACCAGATTGTGTCGCGATGAAATTAGCCACAACAGAGACTATTGTTGACGATTGACGTAATACCTTATTTAATAAGTGAGTGGGAACGTTATCTGATAAAAAACCAGAATATAACCTTAGGATTTTTTTGTATTTTTCTTGATTTACTACACTGGCACTATTACCAGTGAAAAAATCCTTAAAGTTATTTTTGGGGCTCATATACTTTCCTCATATTAGGTTATGTATTTATAGACCATGCCTTGAGTTTTTGTAAAGGTAGTATCCGTTTATTTATAATTTAGTTCATGAAAGGAATAATAGAATGATTTATAACTTAGGTTGTTAACTATTTATGTGTGTTTGGTAGTAATAGGTAATTAATGTTTTTTAATTAAAAATATATCAAAGTCATTAATGAATAATATTAAAAAATAACGTTGCATCTTATACTACTCATAATTCTATGCACAACAATGGGTTTAATAAGGCCATGTGTGGCAGAATTATGAAACGTTATTTATATTGTTTTTCTAACGCTATTATTACTTGTGGAAGGAAGTAATACATTATCACCACTATAAACTTCGGTAATTTAATGAGTGTGTATGAACATAAGTTTTATCGTTATTTGTTGGTGTTCTGGTTTAGTTATCATGATCTTATCTCCTTATTTTTATAATTGTTTGGTTGTTTATATGGCAGATGATTTTATCTGCAAGATTTAATTTAACATTTACCTTAAATAGTTAAATATTGAAGTTTGTCAGTGATGTAAAAATAATAAAATAAATGGATAATTAAAATAGTGATTAATTGTCATTAAATTATTAAATTATTAAATATTTATCTTTTTCGAATTCGTAATAATTATGTAATATCAAAGACTGGAGGTTGTAGAATGGTATTATGACTCGATATCTAAATTAAAGGTATGCGGGAAGAAGTAAGAATTAGTTCTATATTTAAAAGTAATAATATGTCTGATTGTTATCATAAGTTATTTGTTTCGATAATATATTGGTATTATTTTATGTTGAATATATATCGTGCTGAATAATAAATTTTTCTTCCATGAGATGCATTGGTTATTCTATACATGCTTAATTACATTGTCTTTGTAAAGTTAATGTTAATAATATGGTCTGTATGCTTTTCTAAATGGAATTATTTGTATTAGCATGAATTTGTTAATTAAATTAATGTTTTATAATGTTGGTATTAAAATAAGTTTGTTGATTAATTATATGCTCATGTTAAATTTATATTTTAAAATTCCTGTGTGAATAAAGTTTTAATCAAGAGTTTTTGTTATTTCCGGTTAGGAGGAACAATGAGTAGCAAGAATGATTTTAAAGCCTTTTCTATTAAAGATGGTGCTAATGTGGTGAGTCAAAACTTATATGAAAATAGCCCAGAATTGCAGTCTGGGTTTCCCCCAGTAGGGCTTACCACGCATGTATTAAATAAAGCATTACGCCAGTCGACCACAATAGCCTCTGTCGTGGCTAATTTTATGTCAACGCAGTGTGGAAAGGATGTTCTGGATAATGGTGATTTGGCAACACTTAATAAGAGTTTTACTGATTCATTACAGTGTTACATAAATAAACAATTCCCTGGACGTCTATCGTCTAATGGTTATCAATACTTGCCTGGCGGATTGATACTGCAATGGGGAAGGCATAGATTTACACCGTTTGTTGAAAATAAAGTCATTTTACCAACACCGTTTATTAATGGTTGTTTGAGTATCTCTATGATAGATAATGGTGATTTAGCCCTTCCAATGGCTGCAGTTCCTAACGGAACATTGAATAGTTTTAACGCTTGGGTAGCTGGTAAAGCTTTCAACTATCTTGGAAATGAGGTTAAATTATCTGCTGATCTCTATATAGCTGGACTATATCTTGCAATCGGTTTTTAA